TTATTATCCTTTCTTTTTATTGTTAAAAGTCTTGCCCCAGAATTAAATCTGGGGACTTGGTTATTAGGTTAAGTAACGTGAACTATTTGGAGCCCATTGTTCAATAACAATTTCTCCAACATTTTCTCCATCTTCATTATCAAGATAGGTCGATGTATAACCATAATCACATAGGTTTAAAACCTTTCGACAAATCTTTTTATATTGTTTTTTAGTTACTTTATAATCAGCAAAATTACTTTCATGGTTTTTGTACCATAATTTGAGAGCATTTAGTAGTGATTCTTTGCTTGTGAATACTCCACATAAACCATCTATGCCCGGTGTTTCTACTGTATATATCATGTTATTATCCTTTCTTTTTGTTGTTAAAGCTTTGCCCGGTTTAACCCCCGGGCTAGGTGCAGACTGTATTATTTTCAGATCTGTTTTTTTATTTCGGCTTGTAGCTTTTTATCGCTTTTGATCCACGCTTTAATCAAGTTCAATTGAGTTTTGTAACGGTGCTCAATCATTGGTGTGACCAGAGTGTCTTTTGTCATACTGATCGGATCTACCGCCTTAATTAAAGTGATTTTACCTTTGCCGTTTTTATCAACAGAATCAACTTTGATATCTAGGTATTTCCTAAAGCCAAGTTTCGTGATCTCGCCAAAGACCGGTTTTTCTCCGGGTAATCTAACATGACCACTCTCCCAGACTCTGACATACATCGGGTATTCGATATTTAGCTTTACTGTTTTTTGTTCCATTGTATTATCCTTTCTTTTAGTTAAGTAAATCTTGCCCCGGAATAGATCCGGGGACTTGGTTATTTAGAACTGCTGATCTCACAATAACCCTTACCGTTGTTGCGGATTAAAGTATGCCAACAATAATCCCCGGCATCTTCATATTTGGAACATTGCTCTTGATCTTTTCCAAGATCATAGGGACAACGACCCATACAAAGTGTTACATTGCCAGCCTCGATCCTTTCATCCAATATGATATTAATCAGTTCATAATTATCTAATTGTTCTAAGAACTTCATTGTATTATCCTTTCTTTTGATTGTTAAAATCTTGCCCAGACCATACGATCTGGGGCTTGGTTTAGGTTTAAAATGAGATACAGTGATGAAAGAACTTGTGAGTTCTTGTCTCAAGCCTACCGTCTTTACCTTTATAGGTGATCAGTGGGTAATTGCCATCGCCTTTATCTACGTGATCCACTTCGTGAACTGTTACTGTTTTCTCACCAATGTGTGCAAGGTTTTCATGTTTTGTGAATAAGATATCCCCAACTTTGATTGCACTTGGATTCTCTATATCTTCAGATACGTTAACCTCATCAGCATAGACAAGATCTAGTTCGATCGTAATTGGTATATCCCACACTCGCTTACACTTAGTGCACTTTAGATCATACCCATAACTATCAGCATACTCGAGTAAGTCTTCTTGTGACACCTCTTGTGCTTGTTTTCTGCAACATTTATCCATTGTATTATCCTTTCTTTTTATTGTTAAAGTCTTGCCCGGTTTAACCTCCGGGCTAGGGTGTTATTTGCTCCTAAATACATTATAATTATTCAATATTTTTAAATCTTTCATAACCGATTTAAAATTTTCATCATTATTCAATGCTTTGTGTGTACGAGCTACATATTCCAATCTATTTATATACCATTTAAGGTTTATTTTTTGTTTCATTGTATTATCCTTTCTTTTGATTGTTAAAATCTTGCCCCAGACCATATGATCTGGGGACTTTTTTATTTGTTGATGTACGTTAAAAACGTAGCAAACAACTTCTCAGTCTGGAGATTATTTTTAACTAACTCCGACCATCCGGGATGCATAATATGACAGTTATTATCATGCTCAAATCCGAGACCGTGCAACACTTCATGTATTACAATACGAAGTAGTGTTTGATAACTTAAATGAACTGATCGCTCTGGAATGTGGATGATGTTTTTACCGATGTAGGCATAGCCACCAATTCTACGATCACATTTATGCTCCTCTATGATCCTTACTTCAATCCTTGGAAGTCTCTCACATTTTTTAGCTTTTAAGAAGTTATTTAGCTCATAAATAATATTGATAACTCTACGTCTCAATTGATACGTGTTATCATTCATTTTTTTGAGCTTATAACCATATGCGGTTTTGTTCTTTAATTGCATTGTATTATCCTTTCTTTTGATTGTTATTTAAATCTTGCCCAGACCGTATGATCTGGGACTTTATGTTAGATACCGCGCTTTAGTATAAAATTGGCGGTTTCAAGTGCATCTTCTTTGCAATCAGTGTAGTAGATATTACCCCTTGGTTTTTCATTCCATGTTCTTGGATTCCATGATTCGACTTGATATTCTTTATATTCACTATCATAAAAAACTGCTATCGATACATCGTGTCCTTTTTCTGTTTGATCTGCAAAAGCACTGAGCTCTTTTATTATACGTTTCATTGTATTATCCTTTTCTTTTGTTATTAAAATTTTGCGGTGGGATTTAGTTACCGGGACTAAAATCAAGTACACCGGAACCATGTCCGCTCCACCGCATAGCGGTAAAGAAAGAAAGATAAATAAGATGATCCTTGCGGATCAAATTCGATCAATCTGAATTCCTTACTTGAACTATAGTTTCTGAATTATCTGGGTGTTATCTGGGTCTGTCTTGATGACGATCTAAGATCACATAGTCATCTGCTTAGTCAACCGGTTGCAAATTCGAGTATTGCTCGGGGCTAACATTTTGGGTTCCGATCATATCTGGTATAGTTATTTGCCGTGTCAACGACTGATCTGGCTACATCTGGTCTTGGGGTAATTGATTCTGGATTTCCGGGCTGATTACCGTGAGTCGCTATCGTGTGAAATCCGAGAGCCGTAAGCCCTCAAAACCGATGATCTAATTGTCAATAACTGTGAGAAGGTAATGATACAAATGTAACAAATGCAACATATTTATATATACGATCGTAGCAAGCGACCAGAGATCTTCGGTAGAGGTAGGCGATCATTGACCGGTAGCGTGTCGATAAGTAAGTCCAGACCACCACAGTTAGTGCTCTACTTTTGCCAGATCCAGAGCCAGATCCAGACAGATTGTCTATTGTGGACTGCGGTTGTCCTCGGTTCTCCTCGAGAACGTGCCAGATCTGTGCCCTTTTACCGAGGATCTCACATCTGTGCTATAATTTATCGGTGTCGGTCACCCCCCGAGGCATGGTGCTCACACTCCGTGTGAGCTACTCATTTTACACTGACAAACTTTTAACTCCACTTTAGCCTTACTTAGTATTGGAAAAAGTGTTACTATAGTATCATATGCAAAACATTGTATTTGAGCCTCATCCGGGCCCACAAACAGAGGCACTTACCAGATCCGAGAAGGAAATTCTTTATGGTGGTGCAAGAGGGGGCGGTAAATCTACTGCTATGACTGCTTGGATGGTTGAACCACATTATATTGAAAATCCATTATATCGGGGGCTCGTCATTAGAAGAAACTATACTGATCTAAGAGATTGGATTGATAATGCTAGGCATATGTGGCGTTATCTTGATGTTAAAGTAGTAGGTAATCCAGCGGAATTTCGTTTTCCTAGTGGTGCTAAAATAAGGACGGGTCATCTTTCTGATGAAAACTCATGGTCTGCCTTCTTAGGTCACGAGTATCATAAAATGGGAATAGAAGAGCTTACACTGATTGATACTGAGGAAAAGTATTTGAGACTTATATCTTCAGCTCGAACGACACAGAAGGATTTAAAAGTACAGATCTTTTGTACTACTAATCCCGGAGGGCCGGGACATCATTGGGTTAAATCTAGGTTTGTAGATTGTGGGTATAAAGAAACATTCACAGATCATAAGGGTAATACTAGAATATTTATTCCAAGTAGAGTATATGACAATCCCACTCTTTTAGATATTGATCCCGGGTACTTAGATATGTTAGAAAGTTTACCAGATGAATTAAGATCAGCTTGGTTAGAAGGTAGTTGGGATACTTTCGCTGGTCAGTACTTTAAAGATTTTAATAGAGATGTTCATGTACTAGAGCCTTTTGAAATACCAGAGGGTTGGAGAAGATATCGATGTATTGACTATGGGTATACAAACTACTTTGCTTGTATATGGGCAGCAGTTGATTATGATGGAAATGTATTTATTTATCGTGAACATTATGAAAAGGAAAAGCAGCTCGACTATCATATAACAAAAATACATGAGCTATCTGGAGATGAGGATATTTATTTAACTATTGGTGATCCAGCTATGTGGATAAGAAATCCTCAAAACTCAAATCGTCC